AAATTTGAAGATTGATTATTATGATACCATGCTTGTCTACATTGAAAGCATTTTAAAAGTAATTCAGAATAGGACATATCAAATTAAAAATGCTATAGAATTTATGAGATTTAATGCTGGATTAGGTTGATAAATACCCATAGCATGATGGGTAGAAGTGACTAACGTTATAATACAAAAATCCAACGAAGTATTTTTAAAAATAAAAGCAGAACCTCATATTGAATATGAACTGAGGGATCACTTTACCTTTGAGGTAGAAGGTGCTAAGTTCATGCCTCAGTATAGAAAGAGAAATTGGAATGGTGAGATACATTTATTTGATTTAAGATCTAAAAAGATATATGTTGGTCTATTAGATAAGATAGTTTCATTTTGTGAAAGACATGGATATACATATAAGTTTGAAGATAATGAATACTATGGACCACCATTTGAAATTAATTCATCTATATCTAAAGAGGGAGTAAAAGATTATATTAACTCTATTACAAAGATTAAACCAAGACCTTATCAAATAGAAGGAGTATCTGATTGTTTAAAACATAATAGGAGATTATTAGTCAGTCCTACTGCTTCAGGTAAATCTTTGATGATTTATTCTTTAGTAAGATATTATGTTCATAAGGGGCAAAAGATTCTTTTAGTCGTTCCTACTACTTCTCTTGTAGAACAGATGTATAAGGATTTTATAGAGTATGGATGGGATGCTAAAAATCATTGTCATAGAATTTATTCTGGTAGAGAAGTAAGTAATACTAACGAAGTAACTATTACTACGTGGCAATCTGTATTTAGAATGGAGAAATCATTCTTTAAAGATTATAATGTTATTATAGGAGATGAAGCTCATCTTTTCAAGAGTAAGTCATTAGTCAATATTATGACTAAGTTAGAACATGCTAAGTATAGATTTGGTTTTACTGGTACATTAGATGGAACACAGACTCATAAATGGGTCTTAGAGGGATTATTTGGACCATCATACAAAGTAACTAAAACTGAAGAATTAATGAGGCAGGGACATCTTTCTCAGTTAGATATTCAGTGTTTAGTACTTAAACATCCTCCTAAAAAATTTGAAACATATGAAGATGAACTTCAATATTTAATATCTCATGAACAAAGAAATAATTTTATTACTAATCTTGCATTAGATTTAAAAGGTAATACTCTCATTTTATACAGTAGAGTAGAAACCCACGGAGCAATACTTTATGAAAAGATAAATAATATTAAGCATACTGACCGTAAAGTATTCTTTGTACATGGTGGTGTTGATGCTGAACAGAGAGAATCAATTAGGGAGATTACTGAAAATGAAAGCAATGCAATTATTGTTGCCAGTTACGGTACTTTCAGTACTGGTATTAACATCAAGCGGCTGCACAACGTCATCTTCGCCAGTCCCTCAAAGTCCAGAGTCCGTAATCTCCAATCAATTGGACGGGTTCTTAGAAAGGGCAAAGACAAAGTAAAAGCCATTCTCTATGACATAGGAGATGATTGTACTTATAATTCAAAAAAGAATTATACATTAAATCATCTTATAGAAAGAATTAAAATTTATAATGAAGAAAATTTTAACTATGAAATAATTACTATTCAGATAAAAAAATGATGGAAGACGATTTTTATGCCACTATAAAATTTAAATCAGGTGAAGAAATATTCGCTAAAGTAGCATATAGCGAAGAAGAAGATAGAACTTTTCTTTTATTAAATACTCCTATTACCATAGAAAAAATTAGAAATAGAGGAGGTATTTATGGATATAGAGTAGAACCTTGGTTAAGAACTAGTAAAGAAGATCTTTTTATTGTTAATATGGAAGATGTTCTTACTATGAGTGAATCTCATGATTCAGAAACTATTGCTATGCATGAAACTTTTTCTAAACAACATGAACAATATTATCAACAAGAAAAAAAGTTGAATAGAAAAATGGGATATATATCTACTATTAATGAAGCAAAACAATCATTAGAAAAACTCTTTAAAGAATCTAATTAAAGCCTGTCCCAGAAACCCGACAGAGTTATTCTATAGGGATTTTTATAACTTGTCAACTATTGTGTTGAATGCTATAATAACTACATAATAGAGAGTAAAGATATGAGTCCTGCAAGAATTATGGGTAGAAGAAAAAGATCTGAACACTATGTTAATAACAAAGAGTTTCTTGCAGCTCTTATTAAACATAGAGAGGATATTGAAATAGCAGAAATTCAAGGTAAAGAAAAACCTAGAATACCCAGATACATTGGGGAATGCTTTTTAAAGATTGCTACTCATCTATCTTTCAAACCAAACTTTGTTAACTACATGTTTAAGGAGGATATGATATCAGATGGCATTGAAAACTGCGTACAATACATACACAATTTCAACCCTGAAAAGTCTCAAAACCCGTTTGCTTATTTCACACAAATTATTCACTACGCGTTCTTACGTAGAATACAGAAGGAGAAGAAGCAATTGGAGATTAAGAATAAGATTTTGGAGAAGACAGGATACGATCAAGTATTTGAAAGAGATACTCTTGACGATTCCAACTACAGCGATTATAATCAAATCAAAGATGCTGTCCATTCTAAATTACGTAATTAATGAAGGTAGCAATAATTACAGACCAGCACTTTGGGTGCAGAAAAAATTCCAAACTGTTTCACGATTATTTCCTCAAATTTTATGAGGATGTTTTCTTTCCTACATTAGAGAAAGAAGGTATCACTACGGTTATTGATATGGGTGATACCTTTGATAGTAGAAAGGGTATAGATTTTGGTGCGTTGACATGGGCAAAGAATAATTATTTTGATAGATTAAGAGATATGGGCATTACTGTCCATACTATTGTAGGTAATCATACAGCATATTATAAGAATACAAATGATGTAAATGCAGTAGATCTTCTATTAAGAGAATATGATAATGTAAAAACCTATTCAGAAGTATCATCTATAATGGTGGGTGATTGTAATATTACTCTTGTACCTTGGATTAATTCTGATAATAGAGAAATGAGTCATGCTTTAATTAAGAAGTCAAGATCTCCTATATGTATGGGACATCTTGAGTTGATTGGGTTTAGAGTTCATCGTGGTTATATTATGGAGCATGGAACTGATGCATCAATATTTAATAAATTTGATAAAGTATTCTCTGGACACTATCATACAAGATCTGATAATGGAAAGATTTTTTATCTAGGTAATCCCTATGAAATATACTGGAATGACTGTAACGATACAAGAGGGTTCCATCTCTTTGAAACAGAAACTCAAGAACTTACTGCGGTTAATAACCCATATAGCATCTTTCACGTCCTTTACTATGAGGATCATGATCACCAGCTTTTTGACGCGAGACAACTTGAAAACAAAATAGTTAAAGTTGTAGTTAAAAAGAAAAGTAATCAGGTACAGTTTGAAAAATTCTTAGACAAGCTGTATAATGCTAATGTAGCAGAACTTAAGATTGTTGAGAACTTTGCTTTACAAGAAACATCAGAGTTTGAAGCATTTGAATCTGAAGATACACTCTCTATTCTCAATAGGTATATTGAGGAGTCAGAGATAGATATTGATAAATCAAGAGTGCAAAAATTAGTACAGGAAGTTTATCAAGAGGCATGTGAGTTGGTTTGATGTTTATTCTAACAGTAGAAGGAAAAGAATCTGAAGGTGCATATTCAGTCACTGCTGAAGATGGAGAGCAAGTTCTTTACATCTTTGAGGAAGAAGATGATGCTATTAGATTTGCTCTTCTACTAGAAGATCAAGACTATCCAGAAATGCATGTGATAGAAGTTGATGGCAAGGTAGTCATCAAAACATGTGAACTACATGATTATAGGTATTCAGTTATTACTAAAAATGACATTGTTATTCCACCACCAATAGACCATGATTTTATTTGAGAAGATACGTTGGAAGAATTTTCTTTCTACTGGTAATCAATATACTGAAGTTGATCTTGATAGTAATTCTACTACATTAATTATTGGTACTAATGGTTCAGGAAAGAGTACAGTATTAGATGCTCTGACATTTAGTTTATTTAATAAACCATTTAGAAAAATTAGTAAGTCACAACTTGTCAATACTGTTAATGAAAAAGATTGTAGAGTAGAAGTAGTATTTTCTATTGCAGAAACTAAGTGGAAGGTAGTAAGAGGAATTAAACCAAATATATTTGAGATCCATAGAAATGGTATATGTATGGATCAGTTTGCTAATGCTAATGATCAGCAAAAATGGTTAGAGCAAAATGTAGTGAAGATGAATTATAAATCTTTTACTCAGATTGTTATTTTAGGTAGTAGTAATTTTGTTCCTTTCATGCAATTGAGTGCTACGAATAGAAGAGAAGTGATAGAGGATCTTTTAGATATTAAAATCTTCTCTTCTATGAATAATTTACTTAAAGATAAGATTAGAGGAATAAAGGATGAGGTAAGAACTTTAGATCTTAAGAAAGAATCTCTTAATGATAAATTTAATATGCAGACTGAGTTTATAGAGCAAATTGAAAAGAGAGGAAATGATGATATAGAGGATAAGAAAAAGAAAAGTAGAGAGTTGGGAGATGAAATATGTGTATTAATGTTAAAGAATGAACATTCTGAGGATAGAGTATATGGACTTACTAAAGAGCAAGAAAAGGTAATAGGTGCTACAGAAAAGCTTAGAAAGATGGGAACTATAAAAGGAACTCTTTCTAATAAGGTAGCAACCATTAC